GCCGCCACGGTCAAGACCCTGCAGGCGCAGGTCGCGGAACTGTCGAAGGAGCGCGAGCAGCGCGTCGCCCTCGAGCGCACCGCGCGCATCGACGCCGCGTTCTCGCGCCTGCTCAGCGAGGGCCGCGTCACGGAGGCGCAGCGCGCCGCGTTCGTGACCGCGTCGCAGCAGAGCGAGCAGATCGCGCTCGACATTTACTCAGCGCTCCCCGCGACCGCGCAGCCGCCCACGGGCTCGCTCGTCACTGGCCCGAAGGCCCCGACGAACACCCTCGCGCTGTCGGCGTCGCAAGACCCGATCGCCAAGATTTTTGAGGCTGACGCCAAGGCCGCTGGCCTTCGTGGCGAGGCCGCGAAGAAGCACGTCGCCGTGATGCTGTCGAAGCACGCGGCTCGCAACTCGGGCGCGTGACGCGCGCTGATATCCACGCTCACTCAGGAGATTCATCATGGCTGCACTCACCGCAATGACCGCGCGTCAGACGCGCAACGACGCTCTCGCTTCCTACGCCACGTACACCTGCACGACCGGCACGACCATCTACGAGGGTTCGCTCGTGATGGTGACGCTCGCGACTGGCCTCGCGCTTCCCGGCGCTGACACCACCGGCTGCGCCTTCGTCGGTATCGCCACGAACACGGTCGTTTCCGCTGCGGCGGGTGCGACGATCAACGTCAAGTTCGGTCACGAGGAACTGCTTGGCGCGAACGCGACTCTTGCGGCGCTTGCTGGCGCTGCGTGCGTGATCTTCGACTCGGACCTCGTGACCACGGCTGCCGCCGCGACCAACGACGTCAAGGTCGGCGAGATTGTGCAGCCCGTCAGCACCACCGCTGCGTGGGTCAAGATCCGCTCGGCGGCGACGGTCTGATAGCGCTCTAAGCGCCAACGATTCACAGGAGATTTCAACATGGCTGATTCATCCCACGTTATCAATCAGACCGCGATTGACGCGGCAGCAACGGTCTTCCGCACGATGGCCGACGAGCTCTTCACGTCCTCCGCGGACGAAGGCCTCGTCAACGCGATCTGCGAGACGATCCCCGCGGACGGCGGCACGACCACGTCCATCATCCTCGAGGATTTCCTCGGCAACTGGCTCGAGTTCGCGGGCGCTCGCCAGACCGGCGTGAGCCGCGCTTACCGTCTCAACGTCGCGCTGACGACGTGGGCCGTGCAGCTCAAGGTCCGTCGCCGTGACGCGGAGTACGACCGCACCGGCATCGTCGCGGCGCGCGTGCGGAAGTTCATGAGCGCGGCGCAGTCCTACAAGGACTATGTGCTGCACACCGGCCTGTTCCTCAACAGCGGTGACGGCCCTGTCGGCTACGACGGCGTCAACCTGCTCTCGACCTCGCACCCGAACGGGCCCGCGGGTAACCAGAGCAACAAGACCACGTCGGCGCTCAGCCCGTTGACGTTCGACACGGCGTTCGCGTCGATGACGTCGCTGCAGCGCGAGAACGGCGAGCCGTATCGCATCGTCCCGCGCTACCTCGTCGTCGGCCCGAAGAACCGCCTCGTCGGCAGCGAAATCACGAAGATGGACATTCGTGGTCGCAGCGTCGCCGCAACGGGCCTCGAGGCCGCTGCGTCGGTTGTCGCGAGCGCTGGCGTCAGCAACGCCTACAACGGCCTCGTTGACCTCATCGTCAACCCGCGCCTCGTCGGCACGCAGGACGATTACTGGTATCTGGTTGGCGAGGGCCCCGGCGGGGCGAAGCCGCTCTTCTTCGTGGAGGGCGCGGCTCCCCGCGAGCAGCTCGACATCGACCTCTCGTCGCCCACGGTTATGCAGAACGACGCCTTGACGTTCGGCTTGATCGCGGACGGCCAGTACGCTGCCGGTATGTGGCAGTGCATCTATGGTGGCATTTTGTGATTGATTAGACCTGCCCTCCGTGATACGTTTCGGCGTTATCACGGAGGGTTGGTCATGCTCGCTGAATACAACGGTCAATCACTAAAGAGCGGAGTTTATCTTATTAAGAACACGCAAAATGAGCGTGTTTACATTGGTTCTGCTAAGCGGTTCAAAGAACGATTTTCAGATCACGAGTCAGGTCTTCGTCGTGGCGTTCATCGAAACCGATTTCTTCAAGCAGATTTTGATAAATGCGGCACGGACGCATTTGTGTTCATCGTGCTTGAGGTTGTCGAGGGCGACCGCTATAAACGCCTAGCACGTGAGCAGGCATACATCGCGCAGTGGTTCGACAATGGTAAGCGCTGCTACAATTTGATTCGTGAAGCGGTTAGCCGCGATGGATTTCCAGACCGGCAACCTGACATTGCAAAACAGCGACGGTCTTCTGGATCGAAATCGGCATGGGACGCCAAGACGCCAGAAGCGCGCGCCGTTCATCGCGAGTCGCTGCGCAGGTTCTACGTCGAGCACCCAGAAGCGCGCGCCTCTCTCGCCGCGAAGTCGAAGGCCCATCACGCAGACTCGGTCTACGCCGCGAAGGTGTCGGCTGCTGGTCGCAAGCAGTCGGCCGAGCACATCGCCAAGCGCATCGCTGCACGTCGCGAGGCTGGCACGTACACGTTCAGCGACGAGCATCGCGCGAAGCTTGGCGAGCCTCGCCGCAAGCGATTCCCACCGCTGCTCATCACCGGGCCGGATGGCGCGACGTACACGACGTCGGACCTCCGAGCGTTTGCGTCTGAGCACGGACTGCGTTACCGCAGCTTGTACGAAGGCTACCGCACACGGCGGTCAGCGATTCACGGATGGCGCGTCGAGGATGCGCCGTAGGTCACGTCATGGGTGACGTGCGCTGGTTCGATTCCGGCGCGTGACGCCGCTGCATCCCGCAGCGTCATCAGAGGAGATGAGTCATGGAACTTCAATACGACGCGGTCACGCCCTATGGGCACGTCGCCGCCAACGCTCGACCAGAGGCGCGACTGCTCGTGCGCGTCACCGTGCGCCCCGGCCACATGGGCCAGATGCTCAATGACGGCCGGTCCTACGCGAGCGGCACGCATGAGATTCAGATTTATCGCAGCGACCTCCCGCAGCTGATGAAGCTGCTCGAGACGCGCGAGGCTGAGTACGACGCGTGCAAGACCAACCTCCCGCAGTACGTCGCGGCGTGGGTCGCGGAGACGCGTCGGCCTGAGGGCGAGTGCCCGCTGAGCGCGGAGTCGCAATTCCGCGCGATCACGCTGCGCGACCCGCTGCCGCTGACGAGCGTCGAGGTCGTCGGTGAACTCGACACCATCGAGCTCGAGCACGAGCGCAAGCGGGCAGCCGTCATCGCGCAGACGGCGGCGCAGGCTTCGACGTCGTCCACCACGGACGCGGCGGTGCTCGGCGGCATCGTGGAAGCGCTGGCGAAGATCAACGCGCGACTCGACGCGGCGACGCAGCGGCAGGGGCGCTGACGTGGCTGGGGCGAAGCGCAAGGCCAAGCTTGACGCGGAGGCCGTCCAGAGCGCGCCAGAGGCGCTACAGCGGCCGTTAGCTGTCGGAGAGGTGGTGCGCTTCGTCTCGTTCGCTGGCGTGGTCTGCGAGGCTGTGGTGAAGACCCTCGACGTGGACGGCACCGGCCTCGTGCGATTGCTCGTCACGAAGCCGAGCGGCATGACGTTCGTTACGCTCACGTCTGCGGGTGACGCACCCGGCTATTTCCAGCGCAAGGAGGCGTGACATGGCGTTCCTGACCGACGCGTACATCGAGTCGATGCTGGGCGGCGGCACGCGTGGCCCTGCGCAGTATGCGGCGATCGCCACCGACAGCGGCGCGCGCGCGGCGTATATCGCGAGCGCGGACGCCGTCGTGCTGTCGGCGTGCGCAAAGGGCGGCTACTCGTCGGTGACGCTGTCGCCGCAGGTGCCTAGCAGCGGGCCTGCATTCGAGCTGCTGCGCCTGATGAGCTTCGGTGTCTGGCTTAAGCTCGCGAGCTTCTACGCGCGCGGCGTGACGATTCCTGCGGAGATCGTCGCGACCATCCCTGACCCGTCGAGCATCTATGCGACCGACGGCGTGCGGCTCGACCTCCCCGGCCTGTCGCGCGACCCGCTGGGCGGCGACGGTGGCGCAGACCTCATCAACGGCACCGAGATGGTGTCAAGCGAGCGCATCTTCTCAACTCGCAGCCTGATTCTCTTCTGATGGCTGTCAGCTATCCACCCGGCAGGTCGCCCGCGGACTTGCATCGCAAAATCACGGCGATGGCTGCGCGCACGCAGGACATGACGCCCGCGATGAAGGTCGGCGCGGAAGCGGTGAAGCGGCTTATCACGAAGCCCTACAACGACTTTGTTTCGCCCGGTGGCGTGCCGTGGAAGCTGCCGCTTGCGCCGTCAACCATCGAGAAACGCCGCAAGAAATCTGCGACCCCGCTCACTGACAGCGGTGACCTCAAGCGCAGCACGAACACCGCAAGCGGCGCGCGCAGCATCTTCTTCTTTGCGACTGCGAAATACGCGGGATTTCAGCAGTTCGGGACAAAGAAGAAAAATGGCCAAGTGCATATTCCAGCGCGCCCGTTCCTGCCTATCACGCGTGACGGCGAGCTGGTCCAGACTGGCCAAGCGGGCGTCGTGTTCGGCCGCATCTTCCGCAGCGTCGGCAACTACATCGTGAATGGGAAGGTGGTCTGATGGCCAAGCAAACGAACGTGAATATCGCCACCGTCGGCGCGGACGTCGGCTATGGCATCAGCGCCCTCATGACGCTGCTGCTCGCCAACGGATGGACGCTCGTATCCGCGGGCACAGGCACCGCGGGCGTGCGTCGCACGAGCGGAGCGCTGTCGTTGGCTGAGTGGATCGCCGCGACGAACACGTGGCAGATCGTCACGCGCGGCAGCGTGTGGTTGACGATCAAGCGCAACAGCGCCACCAGCATCGACGTACGTTTCGCTGTGACCGCGCCGACCACGGTCGGGA